TCAATGACACGGGAATAATTCGTGTTATATTCCACCGATGACGTAAATTGATTCGGGTCCCATCGTACAAGGATACGTCCTTTGTGAAAATCACTTTTGACAATCTGAAACCTAAATTTCAGAGATCCTTGCCACTGCTCAAAAATAGAAGCCATATGTGCCAAAGGCGTCATATGAACCTCTCCATTCACGTTATCAAGCTGCATAGGTAACACACGAGTGTTCCATAGCAAATCATCCACAGAATCTGAAGGTGACCAGCCGAATTGGGTGAGATAAGACTCTCTCTTGACATAATCAAGAATACCCATTTCATCACTGCCATCCAGACCTGTAGTACGTGAATCAACAGTTACCTCTGCCTTGGAATCCAAAGTCAACTTCATTGCAGCATCAGCTGCATCAATGTTGGCAAGATTTCCAGTAGGCGTAGGCTTAAACTGAACAATGTCAGTAATAACAGTAGGTCTACTATAACCAAAAAGTTGAGCAACCTTACTGACAGCATTGGACCCAATTTGGGTAGCTGTCATATAAGGACCAATAATTGGTAAATTAGACAAAGCACCTGCTGCTTTAGCAATAGCCGATGCTGGTTTAGAAATAATTCCTGAACCATATTCATCAGCTGATGCAATATTGTTGCGCTCATCCTTAGCTGATCTACGTCCACTTTGAGAAGTAAGAGGTGGATCAGATGAAGTAGGAATAGTGAGAACAACATCAGATGCCCATACATAAATTGTCACAGTCACTGGATCATCTCCTCCATTTGCATGAAGAAGATTCCCAAATGAACTAATAACAATTTCTCCCATATCGCGCCAATCGGCACTAGGGATACTCAGGTAATTCTTGTCCCAGAAGAATGGCAATGCCAATTCTCCTCCACTATTTGTGGTAGGGTTCAAGAAAAAATGTGGCTTCTGGGAAGCTTGAATCAAATCCTGAGTAATAAAATTGCGATCAATTGTAACCTGGTCACCCTTGATGTAAGGATTATAAGATGTCAAAGCACGTCCATAATGAAATTTAGTGCCTGAAATAACAATCTTTACATTAAGTTTCATGCGAAGCAACTCATAGTTCTTGATTTTATCACGAACATAAGTATTTTCACAAAAAGCTGTCCAAGGATTGAATTTATAGAAAAAGGGCTGACCAACAACCCAAGTTTGCGCTGATTCACGCAATGGACGTTGGAGAAAATTCCCCAACTCACTATCGGTATTGGTAGCTAAGTCCATGGTAGGTTCATAGACACCAACTTTTTCTGTAACCCAACCAGCATCTTGATCCGCAAAAGCAGTGATCTGCTCGGTAGTCATAGGAGACAGTTCTTTCTCAGTAGTTCCTACTGGAGGAGCATCGTCACCCATCATACCTGATTGCGAAATAAGAAGCATAGATTCCAATCTCTCAATACGGTTTTGCAATTGCTTGCAATGACGGTATTTCTTTGATAATTTATCACGCAATTCTTTATTGCGCAACTTAAGGCTTTTAACCTCATCGAGTTCATCAAAAGACTCGACCCTATGGATTTTACTGATATCCATAGAAAAATCATCCGAATTTACGGCTTCGGCAGCGTCATATAAAGTGTATAAAGTATTAGTAATGTAATTTATGAAAATATTATGCAAGGTACATCAATCTATACATAACAGTGCTATTTTGTTGGGCGTCACCCCGTCGCTAAAAAACGACTATACACGACTATCTGTGTAGCTGTCCACACGATCTAGGTAATGCAGAACCTAGAAAAGTATGCGTTAATCATATCACAGACAACTATTTTTAGCTTAACCACCATATAGTTACGGTAGTCCAAGGTACAAGGCCCCCAGGACGGGCCGGAGAAGACGATCTAAAGATCGAACTTCTCACGATACCAAGCGAGGCGTTCATCATAACTCATGATTGGTCCAACATATCCTTGGATCCCAGCTTCACGAGCTACTTGTTCAAGTTGTGCAACCCTAGATGTGTACACCTCACGACCACATTCAAAATACTTTAATGCAACATTCTGAATTGCTTCAGCACTTGATTGTTCCATCGTCAAAACTTTGGATTTCAAGTGTGTATGCAACATTTTAGCAATTGAATCCTCCTCAACAGGAGAACGATATAAACCTAATTCTTCATCCCAAACAGCATAATGCTTAAGGAAAGAACAATCTTCCAATGGCATGAAAGGGACAGATTCAGCATCCTTATCAGCCATAGTGTATTTAATACTTACTTTGGCCAACTGATCAGCAATCGCAGTATGATTAAAATCATCATACCCCTTCGCAACAGTCATAATATTGTCATCACCATAAGTAGCGGCTGATACTTTTGAATTGAAAAGTGGAACACTCCACCATTTCTTCTCTTGAGCAATAGCATACCAACAGTAACGCAAATAAAGTGAATTAACAAAACTATTAATTACAACAGTCAAAGGGTGTCCAGATGGATTGGATCCCATAAACTGTACCAAAGTTCCGAAATAGTCATAAGTAGGGTAAGAAATTTCAGTGGCAATACCACGCATGATAATCAAATCATCTGCGTCATAATTTCCACTTTTCTCAGCCAACTTAATCAAAAGTTTGAAAGCAGCAAGCATAACTTGAGGACTCATACG